TTCAACCTCTAGGTATAAATACTACCGATAAATATTTGGACAAAAATTTTTGGCTGAATGCTAGTGATCGCTTAATGTATGAGGGTAAAGCCCCAGAGTTTTCTGACACCAAAGCAGCTAGAATGCCAGCCTTTTTCGAGCATAGCAATGTCAACCTACCCCAATACGCTTGAGCCTTTGCTCGGGCCAACACCTCCGTCTCTCTTAGCAGAGATGGAGGATAAATTTCCACCAGTAAACCCACATCCTAAAGAGGAGTTAGCAAGTATCATGTATAAAGCAGGGCAACGCTCCGTCGTAGAGTGGTATAGAGATAGAGTGGAGGAATGAAATGCAAAATTGGCAATCGAGACAGAAGTATAAGCCGCTGGCTACAAATACGGAAGATGCATATAATCAATGGCAGGACCGATGGGATATATTATCAGGTATGACTGGCTCAGAGTGGGATCCTGAAGAAATCACATTCATGGGGAAGCATATAGATTGGGCAGCAACACAAGGAAGTAAAGAGAAAAAGAAACAAGAAGTTGAGACTGATAATGCATGGTCTAACTATCTACATTTAGCAGGTATAGATCCAAATAGTGAAGCTGGAACACAACCATCATGGGATGACTTCAAATGGACCAAAGACTTATCATTAGAAAAGCATGGGCTTAATTCTGTTCCTGTAACTGATAGACCAGATCAGTTTGATACTAGTGATAAACTATCTTCATCAGATCAGTTTGATATTAGTGATAAACTATATCCATGGAATAGTTTTGTTACTGAGCAAGAATTTCAGAAGATGAAAAACGCTGGCTTAATAAAGGAAGATACTGAATACAATGATATGGTGGAAACATCATTAACTAATTTAGGTAATGCTTTTGAAAGAGATGGTGATACTAAAGAAACTCTGAAGGAAACACTTCTACATGAGTCTTCACATCTTCCAGAAAATACTATTTATAATGATATAACTGGAGAATATGAACAACAAGGTCCAGTAACTCCAGCTGGAAGTGGTCTACAAGATTCTATACTAACAAATATGGGTCGTGGTTTTGAAGAAACTTTAGGAAGTGAAGGTATGGAGCTTACTCCAACTCAGATGCTAAATATCTTGCAAAATTGGGCAGGACCTAATATTCTTGATATGCTAATCAATAAAGCTCCTACAAGTCAAGATCCCTGGGAAAACGCAGTTCAACAAAAGGATACGCTGATAGCATCTGCTGGTAATTTAACTGGTCTGCTAGGAGAAAGAGATACTACTACTGATGCCAAGAGAATTGCAAAACAAGAACAGGTTATTAAAGATAAAGCTGGATTTGGTATTGTAAGACCACAAGATCGGATGCGTAATGTACCTACTGGTACTCAGGAGATGTTCATTGATCCTAATAATATTCCTGCTGGTCTTGAGAAAAAAGATCCAGGAGTTTTTAATACTATAACTGATTGGATTTCCGACAGGGTTGGTGGTGCTAAAGCTACTTCAGCAGAAATCGCACTATCTAGTCTTACTGGAAAAACAACTCAAGGTGATTTTACAAAAGACCAGTTATTAAAATTCGGTACTAATAGAGCAGGGACTGATCTCATAACTCAACGACATGAAGCAGTTCGCAAAGAAAATCCTAAAAAGTTTGATACCCCGTTCGGAGATCCTCAAATTCCATTCTATCGTGGTGAAAAACCTACAATATCTGATGACTCTTTATATATAGATTCTAGAACTGGAGAAGCTTTACCACAAACAGATGCTACTAGGGTAGACTTCCCTGATCATTCTGTACAATATGGTGATTCAGGACAGATCGGTGGACGAGGAGCATTACAAGCATTTGTCCATCAAAAAGATCCTTGGTCAATGCCTACTTTTAATGTACATGATATTGCAGGTTCTAACTTTGCCAGTAAGGATTCAGGTGAATTCTCAGCTGGAGGGTTAGGTTCAAAGGTTACAGAAGGAGTAGCTAAAGGATTAGCTTGGTTAGGAGGCAGTAAATGGAGTGATAGACAATCTGAAGGTGTTAATGTAGGAGGAGTATCTCATAAACAAGGATCATTACCTTATACTGAGTGGTCCCCAGAGATGAAACAAGCTTACGCTCCACATTTAGAATTCAAGACTGATGGAAGACTAGGCCATGGAGCACTGTCACCTGATTATGATAATCCAGATTGGAACGAGCAAGTCTCTTCAGCATTAAAAGCATTTGATAGTGGACCACCTCAAGAAGGTATGGAGTTCTGGTCTGAAGTTATGCCAGCAGAGAAGTGGGATTATGGCGGTGATTTAAAAGGTGAAATACCAGATGCATTAACCTGGGGATGGGAGTATCCAACATCTAATCAAGATAATCTTACACCAGAGGAAGCAGGTGAGATGCTTCCTGTTTGGAACCAAGAGTACACAGATACTTGGAAGAAATGGGAAGAAGCTGCTAAAAATAGTAGCTGGTTTAATGAAGGCACTGGTGAGCTTGATAATACCGTCCAAACCATTACAAACAGTTGGGCTAATCAAGCACCAGCCGGAACTAGATTTGAATATACAGGAGAGGGCACAAAAAAATACGGTAAAAATTTGTGGGGAATTAACCCAGGTAAACTTGCAAAATCAAGTGGTGGTGGAACATCTGCCAACTCCTGGGATAAATATGCAAACTTTGGACACTAATTAAATGTCAGCTAAAGAAAGATACGACTATTTATCTAGTGATCGTTCGCAGTTTCTAACCGAAGCAGAAGATGCATCGAAACTTACCCTACCTTATCTCATCCGAGGTCATGAAGAGAATGCGAGAGGCATGAAGCAACTCAAAACTCCATGGCAATCAGTCGGAGCTAAAGGAGTAGTAGCATTAGCATCAAAGCTATCGCTATCACTTGTACCACCCCAAACTAGCTTCTTCAAATTACAACTCGATGAGTCACAGCTAGGAGAAGAGTTTCCACCGGAAGTAAAATCAGAATTAGACTTATCCTTTGCAAAGATAGAGCGTACTATCATTGATGCTATTGCTGCATCAGATGATCGTGTAGTAATACACCAAGCACTGCAGCATTTAGTTGTCGGTGGTAACGCTTTGATCTTCATGGCTAAGACTGGACTGAAATTATATCCTCTTAATCGCTTTGTTATAGAACGAGACGGTAACGGTCAAGTGATTGAAATAGTCACGAAAGAACGTATCAACAAAAAGTTAATTAAACATTTATTACCTCCTGAATTAGAGGAAGATAAATATACTGACTCAGTAGTTGATGAAGGTTATGGAGATGTCAGTGGTAAACAAGAGTGTGATGTTTACACACATGTAACTAGAGATAACAATAGATTCATATGGCATCAGGAAGTATACGGTCATACATTAGAAGGATCATTCAGTAAAGCACCAATAGATTCTACACCATGGTTACCACTACGATTTAATACAGTAGATGGTGAAGCATATGGTAGAGGTAGAGTAGGTCAATTCATAGGAGATCTTAAGTCTCTTGAAGCATTGTCTCAGGCTATCGTAGAAGGCTCTGCAGCAGCTAGTAAAGTTGTTTTTGTAGTATCACCCTCAAGTACTACTAAACCACAGACGCTGGCCCAGGCAGGCAACGGAGCAATCGTTCAAGGAAGACCAGATGATATAGGTGTAGTACAAGTTGGTAAAACAGCTGACTTTAGAACTGCCTATGAAATGATGGGACAACTTGAGAAGAGATTAAGTGAAGCATTCCTTATATTAAATGTAAGACAGTCTGAACGTACTACTGCACAAGAAGTACAGATGACACAGATGGAACTAGAACAGCAGCTAGGTGGTCTCTTTGGATTACTTACAGTTGAATTCCTAGTACCATATCTAAATAGAAAACTCTCTGTATTCCAGAAGACTGGAGAAATTCCACGTATTCCTAAAGGAATGGTTAAACCTATCATTGTTGCAGGTATTAATGCACTTGGTAGAGGACAAGATGTACAGGCATTAGGAGGATTCCTTACAACTATTGCACAGACAATGGGACCAGAAGCTATAGCTCAATACATTAACCCTGATGAGGTTATTAAAAGATTAGCAGCTGCTTCAGGTATAGATGTATTAAATCTTGTTAAGAGTATGGAAGAGATACAACAAGAACAACAGCAATCTATTCAGCAACAAGCTGAAATGGAAGCTGTTAAAAACACACCTCAAATGGTTCAAGCACAAGCTAAGATGGCAGAAGTAGCTGGAGCACAACAAGAGGCACCACAACCACCACCACAAGTATAATGGCAGAAACATTAACATTTGAACAGACTCCTGAAGTAACCTCCGTAGAAAGTTTATCTGCGGAGGAGCAGGATTCTCTTGCAGTCGGTGAAGCGATGCAAGCTGCAGAAGATAATAGACTTGCAGGTAAATATGAAAATGCTCAGGAATTAGAGAAGGCTTACATTGAATTAGAAAAGAAGTTAGGAGCACAAGAGAAAACTGATGCACCTTCTGAAGATTCACAAGACCCTCCAGAACCTGAAGCTAAAGAAGAAGAAAAGAAAGAAGACAAGCCTGATGAAACTACTAGTATATTAGATGAGTTATGGGAACAAGCTCAAGATAATAAATACAGTGATGAGACTATCGGGAAGTTAAATAAGATGAGCTCTAGTGATATAGCTAAGATGCATCTACAATATAGAGCAGCTAATCAACCTAAAGATTTATCTGAAAATGACGTTAAAGAATTAAAAGGTATCGTTGGTGGTGCTGAGAACTATGCTAACATGATGGATTGGGCAACTAAATCTCTTAACAAACAAGAGGTAGATATGTTCGATGCAGTCATGGAGAAAGGAGATCCACTAGCTGCTTTCTTTGCAGTACGTTCTCTTGCTTATAGATACAATGATGCTGTAGGTTACGAAGGTAAAATGGTAACAGGAAAAGCACCCAAACAAAATAGTGATGTCTTTAAAAGTCAAGCTGAAGTAGTACGTGCCATGGGAGATCCAAGGTATGAAGACGATCCAGCTTACAGACAAGATATCATGGAAAAATTACAACGTTCTGATGTAAACTTTTAATCATGGCAAATACGGATAGTTGGTTAAAAAAAGACATGATGATAGCAGGTGCTTATGATGAGTACAAACCTGATAAGTGGGAGAGGGAGTATATAGATGACACCTATAAAAAACTTAAAGAACCAGCTGGTAAAGATCCAGCTGAAGTCTATGAACAACTAAAACTACCTCTTGATTTAGTACAAGGACTTAAGATAAGAAAAGGAGATCAACTTCCAGATGGTTCTGTATATCCTACTCCTGTAATCAGTGGAGAGGACGGAATTGATAAAGGTATAGGACCAACCAAAGAAGAAGCTGACTTCATTAGGAAATACTTAGGTGATCTACCACTTCAGGCTAATATAAATAACCCACGTATGGATATCTTCCTCCCATTTGCGGTGGAAGATGATAGTTCATATGGTGACGCAGAAGGTACCCCTGAAGAGATAAAAGAATTAGAAGGACGAGGTTGGTCCAGCAGACCTAATAAAAAAAACATGACTATCGCTAATAAGTATAGGTCTAATAAGGCAGGCAATGTAGATGAAGTCTGGGATCTTACTGGACCAAAAGAACAAGGACCATTACCTCCTTTTGATGATAAATTAAAAAGGGGAATACAAAGAGCACAAATGCTTATTAAAACATGAGTACATTAACACTACAACCACAACAGAATAATTGGAATCAGTTCTGCAAGTGGGTAACAGATACCGACAACCGACTATACGTTGGTTGGTTTGGTGTCCTTATGATTCCATGCTTACTTACCGCAACAACAGCGTTCATCTTAGCTTTCATCGCAGCACCGCCTGTAGACATTGACGGAATACGTGAACCTGTTGCTGGATCTTTACTCTATGGAAACAACATTATCTCAGGGGCAGTCGTCCCATCCTCTAACGCAATCGGTCTTCACTTCTACCCAATCTGGGAAGCTGCAACCATCGACGAATGGTTGTATAACGGAGGACCATATCAACTTGTGGTGTTCCACTTTCTCATCGGTATCGCAGCTTACATGGGACGACAATGGGAATTATCATATAGACTTGGGATGAGACCATGGATATGTGTAGCATATTCCGCACCAGTATCAGCAGCCTTTGCTGTGTTCTTGGTGTATCCCTTTGGACAAGGGAGTTTTAGTGATGGTATGCCTCTTGGCATTTCCGGTACTTTCAATTTTATGTTCGTATTTCAAGCCGAGCATAATATCCTCATGCATCCATTCCATATGCTTGGTGTTATTGGGATGTTCGGGGGAGCTTTATTCGCTGCTATGCACGGAAGTCTCGTTACTTCCTCACTCGTTCGTGAAACTACTGAAATTGAGTCTCAGAACTATGGATATAAATTCGGTCAAGAGGAAGAGACGTATAACATCGTTGCGGCTCATGGATACTTTGGTAGGCTCATCTTCCAGTATGCCTCTTTTAATAATAGCAGGAGTTTACATTTCTTCCTTGCTGTTTTCCCAGTCGTTTGCGTATGGTTCACCTCTATGGGAATCAGCACTATGGCTTTTAATCTCAACGGTTTTAACTTCAATCAGTCAATCATTGACGCAAACGGTAGGGTCGTTCCTACCTGGGCAGACGTCTTAAACCGTGCTAACCTAGGTATGGAAGTAATGCATGAGAGAAATGCACATAACTTTCCACTTGATTTAGCAGCTACTAAGGAGATAGAATATGCCTAAAGGTAAAGGTACATACGGTACTAAGAAAGGTAGACCGCCTAAGAAATAATAACCATGGCGGCTCGTATGTCGATACAGTAGAAGCCACCTCAAACCACGTCCGTTCAACCTTTAACAAGGTCGCATGAAACCACAGCATGGAACGGGGTTGTGGTACTGGAGTATTACAATGACTGTAAAACTAAGGTATCGTGGTATTGAGTACACTAAAACAAAGTAACTTAATTTAACATGAAAAAACTTGCACTTGCTCTAGCGGCAACTCTCGCTTCCGCACCTGCAATGGCTGGCGTTTATCTTAACGCTG